GTAATGCTTACGTCCGCATGCCCGTTAGTGCTTGCCGCATCAAATATGTCATCGAAATATCCAGCAGTAGGAATTCCGTCTTTGCCCCCGTGTCCCATTTGGAAGCAAAGCTTTCCTCCCGGTTTTAGGACTCGATAAATGTCTTTAAGAATATTAAATCTAATCTCGTGAGAACAAATATGCTGAAAGCAAATAACAGCAAAAACAACGTCATACGTATTTTCTTCTATCATTGACAAATTGTCACCACTTGTGACGTAAAGGTTTGAGTCAAAAATATTGTTATGTTCTAGATTTATCTTTGCTTTTTCAATATTGATATCAGAGATGTCTACTCCGTCGATTCTTGCAAAACGGTCAGAAAACTTCACAAGGTTTCGTCCTGGACCACATCCATATTCAAGAGCAACTAAACCGTTTGTGTCAAAGTCCTTAAACAAAACTGTGTCATAGTCTGACCAGTTATTGTGAGCATCGTACGAACCAACTACAGGGTCCCTGAAAGACAGCGACCACTGACTCGCATATTCGTCATAATATTGATTTTGCATGGACAAGTAGTCCGTTTTTGTTTTCTTCACTTGTGGTTCTCCAGGTAGTAATTAAGGTCTTCCGGTGTTCCGATTCCCCACATCTCGGAAACTTCTTTGATTCGTATTTTCTTGCCGTCTTGAATTGCTTCATTAAAGACAGGACAAACATAGAACTCATTATTGGTTCTTATGTTTTTTTCAATCATTTGATTTGCGTATTTAACATAGTCAGAGCCATGCTTCCAGTAATAAACACCTACTGTGGCATTATCTGATATTGGATTTTTTTCAGCAACTTCATCAACAAACCCATCTTCTCCTATTTTTGCATAAGACCACTTTGGGTGAGTTGCTTTAAATGTAAGTATTCCGCCGTCAATTTCATCTGCATCAAACGCGTATAGGCATTCGTTGCTGTTCCACTCGATTAACTGGTCAGAGTTTGCCATAAGGAGAGGTGCGTCATTATCTATAAGACCAGAAGCGAGAAGGGTCGTGCATGCTGCCCCTTCTGTCATGCCGTCAACAATTACTATTTCGCATCCAGGTTTAATAATACTCAATACTTGCTTGAGGTTATATTTTTCGTAATGCTCTTTCTGTACGAGAAAGATGAAATGGGCATCGATATTAAGGTTATCGACCACCATCTGAATCATTGGCTTGCCATGAACCTCGATGAGAGGCTTGGGAAACGTGTATCCAGCTTGGGAGAACCGTGAACCAGCTCCAGCCATAGGAATAAGAACGTTCATCTTTTCGTTCTTCCACGCAACATTTGTTCTTTGGCTTGCATTAATTTCTGATGCCATTCGTAATAATCTTTCTTTATCTAGGCTGTATGAGTCTTTTATTGCATAAAGGTGAGCCCCAGAAGCGGTTGCTCCCTCTCTGCCTATGTGTGAGTCTTCGACGATAATTGTTGAAGATGGAGTAGCGCTGCAGTTAATCATGCACTGCCAGTACATCTCTGGATGAGGCTTATGATGTTTTACATCTTCGTTGCTCATGATGTGACTAACCATGTGCAGCACCCCAATTGCATTGAGGGCAGTAATCACTGTTTCACGAATTGCGTTGCTAGCAACCGCTATTTTCCACCCATCTGCTTTTAGGGTTTGCATAATGTCTATAGCGTTTGCGTTTCTAGGCAATAAGCTCAGTATCTCAATCGTTGACTTTTGTTTGTTTTCCCAGACTTCTGAATGGGAATCTTTTGGAAGCCCCTTCATAGAGGTGAGCATTTCTAGCTTCTTTGAGGTTCCGAGTCCATCAAAAGTAGACAGATGTTCACTACGTGAAATAAGAAATTCTTCTCCAACTAGAGAGAGGGCTTGGTTTAATGATTCGTAATGAACATCACGGGAATCTATTAGAACTCCGTCAAGGTCAAATATAATCAGTTTCTGACTTTTCATTGAGGCTCCGGACCGGCATGCCGATGCCATTTATTGTGTCTGACAACGCTTCCGCCATTACATTTCATGACGTACTTGTTGCGTACCCTCATGGACCATTCAACATCTTCTTCTTCGTTCCAACCTCGAGATTCATCAAGAGGCTCTTGTTGCAGAACGTGTTTCTTAACTATAAAAAATCCGCCGGAGATATACATGTATTGAGTTTGAGACCAGTCGTCATAGTCAAGGGACCATGCCCTGCCATGGTCTGGCTTGTCCCAAAGTGACCAATCCATTGGGTTTCTGGCTCCAGTAATCAAATACTGAGGACATGAACATATTTCCCAATCCAAACCAAAAGATTTAAAATTTATATACCAGTCTTTATCAAAAACGTGATAGTCATGCATTAAAACAATATTGTCGTACTTTGCTTCGTTAGCAAGAATGTTCTTTTTTCTGGTTATCCATCTAGGTTTTTGTGATTCGTCAAAATCAACAATCTTTACGTTTTCGTTAGAATTAATAAATTTGGTATCGGCTCCACCAATGAGTAGAATTTCATATTCGGGAATAGACAAATTTTTTATTGAATCAATTATCTCAGCAAGTCTTTGATGGTCTTCAAATCCTGTGACTATTCCGAAAGTCCACTGAATGTCACTCATGACTAAAGGTTTTCCTTAATGAATTTCATCGTGGCATCCCAGTCGTCGCCGCGGGCATCCATTGAAAAAGGTTTTAGGTTGATGTAGTTCTCTTGTACTTCATCTCGCCATTTGTGAAAATCGAGCAACTCGTCAAGGTGATACGTCCACTCTTTTGCGTTTTTGGCAATTCTTCCAACCCCAGCATCAGCCAGATATTGATACTCCGGAGAGTATGAAGAAACAAAAGGAATACCTGCAGCAGCATATTCCAATCCTTTTATAAAAGATTTAGCATGATTAAATTCAATATTATTTAGAGGTATTATGCCAACATCAATAGGTTTAAGAATTTCTGGATATGACATGATTGATGCCATGTACGTTTTGCTTGCTCTTTTTTCATCTACCTTAAGCAACTCGTGAGCCAGCGGAGCCGTATCGCTGTGGCCCGAATGATGAAACAAAACATCCCTGGTTTCTAAATACTTTCCAAAAAAATTATTCAGTTGCTCTAGGTCGTTGGAACGCCAGTGGGTTGCCCCAACCCAACCAATTTTCGTTTTTCTTGTCGTATTGGGCTGTTTTCTCGTCCATCTGTCTATGTCTATACCATTACGAACCAAGAAAACGTTGTCTCTGATTTTTCCGTAATACTCAAACAAAAATGGAGTTGATGTAATTACAGCATCAGCAGCCAAGATAATTTGAGCATAAAGCTCTCTGTTTGAGTCAGGATTTTCTTTTGGGTCAGTTGCTTTGAAGGCGCGGTTCGCTTCTGACAAGCCGTCAAACCAGTCATCCACGTCTACGATAATTTTCTGCCCTAAAGCCTGCGCTTTCGGAATCGACTCAAGAACTTCTTTTTGCATTAAAAGCTTAAGAACTATGATGTCCCAGCCATGGACAGCCCTGTCTCCTTCGACAAGCATTCCAAACCCCTGAGTATTGTTAAATCCTGGAAAACCTACTGCCGAGAACCATCCACGCTTATTGAGCTCGTCTGAAGGGAGCTTGCATCTGTACCAAGCACATCCGTTCGGTTCCAGGGGGTCGGTCCCCCACGCCCAGTCGTGAGTCAGAAACGCAATTGTGGGCTTTTGTGGTTTTTTCATGACGAAAGAAACCTTATTACAAACATTAAGCCTTTTTGGCAATTCTTTAAATAAAAATACCACCGAGGCGCGCAATACTTGGGGTCAAAATGAGGGATAATAACATACAATCAATTAGTAAGCGCGTTTATTTTTGGAGGACTGTTACAAATGTTGGCTGGTAATTACAATATGACTTGTCAACAGGGCTCAACTTTTACGCGCCTTATCGAAATTGAACAGCCAGATATTGAGGCCGACCCTACTGGAAACACGTTTGAGCCCTTTTCGTTGACGGGGTATTCGGCAAGAATGCAAGTTAGAAGAACTATTGACTCCACGACATTCCTGCTTAATCTCACAACCCAGAATGGTGCGCTAGTGATAAATCCGGTTCCCGGAGATATAAATAAAATTTCAATTAATGTTTCAGCCGCTACAACGGCGTCTGTAACCACGAGCGGCGTTTATGACCTTGAAATAATATCAACAGACAATATTGTCTCCCGAGTCCTTCAGGGGACGTTCAACTTGAGCCCTGAGGTAACTAGGTGAGCAACGTCCCCAACAATGTCATAGTAAATGAGGACACGGCAAATAAGGTTGTTGTTAACCAGGACGCTCCAAATCAAGTCGTAGTCAGGCTCTCAGCAAGTGCCGGAAATACGAGAAGATACGAATTTGTTCAGCAAGTAGCATCGGCGACTTGGGTCATAACTCACACGCTTGGAGGCAAACCTTCGGTAACCATCGTGGACTCTGCAGATACGCATGTATTTGGTGAGGTACAATACAATAGTAATACTCAGGTTACGGTGACGTTCTCTGTGGCATTCTCTGGAAAAGCATATCTCACATAGGGTAGAGGAAAAATGGCACAAAAATTTTTAACAAATATTGACCTTAATCGCAATCAGCTCGTTAATGCCAGTTTTGAGGTTCTCGGAACCGACCCATCAACCGACCTTTTTGATGGTCGAATGTACTTCAATAGCGCCGATGGCGTTATTAAAATCTACGATTCAACCGCTGCCGCGTGGCGAAAGGTTGTTGCCGGGATTGGCAATCAGGCTGGCGTAATCGCAGGAGGAGCGCAAGCTTACTCGCTGACCATCGTTGAATCCAATGGTCAAATCACCATTACTCCAAACCTTGCAACTTCTGCAAGCGCTGGACTAATGACCGCAGCAGATTTCACAAAATTAGGTGATGCGACATCTGAATCAACTGCAGGTAAACTGGTAATTCGGGATGGAAGCGGCCAGGCAAAGTTTGGTACACCAACAGACGATAATCATGCTGCCACTAAAGCCTATGTAGATGCAGCCCGTTCGGGTCTTGACGTTAAGCAGTCAGTCCGTGCTGCAACTATTGCGGCAGTGCTTCTTGCTTCCGGCTTAGAAAACGGCGATGCAATTGACGGGGTAACCCTTGCTACCGGCGACCGTGTTCTTGTTAAGAATCAGGGTACGTCTTCTGAAAACGGAATCTACGTTGTTCAAGCATCTGGCGCTGCAGTTCGTGCAACAGACTTTGACGGAACTGGTGAAGTGTCTGGTGGGGCCTTTACATTCGTTGAAGAAGGTACCGTAAACGCAGACTCTGGTTGGGTTGTTACAAGCAACGGAGCCATTACTGTAGGTACTGACGCAATCGCTTGGGTTCAGTTCTCTGGCGCTGGTCAAATTACTGCCGGTAACGGTCTTACAAAGAGCGGAAATACAATTGATGCTGTTGGAACAGCAGGTCGTATCTCTGTTTCTTCAGACGCTATCGATATTGATTCTGGTTATATTGGTCAAAACACCATCACAACCCTTGGAACAATCGCGACAGGAACATGGGCAGCCACAGATGTTGCTATAGAACATGGTGGTACCAACGCCTCAACAGCCGCACAGGCTCGTGAAAACCTTGGTACTAGAACGTCTGGAGGAACTCCAAACACTTCCACTCCGACCCTTTCCCGCATTACGAGCAAAGGCTGCGATGCAAGCGCTGCAGGGACTTCTACAACTGCAGTTAACCACATGTTTAACTCGGCTGACGTTATTGTTCAGATTTATGAAGTATCAAGTGGTGCAACAGTGGTAGGCGACATTGTCCGCACAAAT